TGTCGTTGGTGGTGGCCTGAATGAACTCCATACGGCGCTGGGCCATGGTTTCCTTGATCATCACCTGAATCGCACCTGTCGGACGGACGTTGATATCAGCGCCGTATTTCAGTAGCGGATCGTCTAAGTACTTGATGTTGTAGTAGTAGAGATCCTTGACGATCTTATTGAGGACACGGGTGTCCAGATTCAAAATCACGTTCTTAATGCCACGGGCGGCTGAACTCATCAACATCGAGAGCCCGGAAGCCGTGCGTCCAGCCCCCGCCACCTTGTCGTTGCCGTAGGCGTATGCCGGGATTCCGGTGTAGTCATCAGCCAGCTTGGCGAAATGCTGGTACACGCCGAGCAATTCCGCCGCATTGGAGTCCGGCATGAAGAAATCGAGCGGCTTGCCTGCGGCCTTGCCCTCGTTGGTGAACTGCCACATTTTCATCGGATGAGGCGCGGTAAGCTCCTCTCCGTCGGGCAGTCGTTTAATATCGTTGATTACGGTCTGCGGGCCCGAAGCGAATGACATGTTGTTGGAGAGCGCCCGACCGGAGCCGTTGCACATATCCTGCAGGTCGCCCATGAGTTCCGCGATGGCCTGCGACCAGAAACTGCCTGTGATGTCGTTCCAGCCGGAGGCGGAATAGGGGCGGCAACCGAACTCATCCGGGTTGAAATCAAGGTATACAATCTCCGAGGCGATCAAAATAGCGTTCACATCGTAGGAGCCGCGCTCGTCGAGTTCGGTCTTGCCGTCACGATCAAACTTGAATCCGAAGTCCGAGAGCTTGTCGCCCGGAACCTCAGACCAGACTTCCCACCCCGTGGCGGAAGTTTTGAATACGGTCTCACTCGTTTTGTCGACATGCTTGAGTTCGTCGTCCTGAGTGGAATACGTCGTGGGCATCTGAGTGTTGTCGAAATTATCAAGGATGCGGTTGATCGCATCGGTACTCCACCCGGGTTGTCCACGAAGCGCCGCTAAGTCGCCTCGCTCGTAGCTGACGCGCTCCACGGTGTTGCCTGAAATCTCCTCTCCGGAGATGGGGGAGGGGAAGAAGTTTTCCGGATCGACCCTGAAAACAGTCGGTATGACCGCTTCCACGCTGGTCATCTGCGGTACGCCCTTGCTATCGAGCTTCCAAGCACGGCACTTCTTCCGGACAGCAATCGGTCCTTTGACGATCGCGTTCTTGGTTTTGCAGACGTCAGCGATGGCCGAGCGAAAAGTTTTCTCAAAGTCCATCTGGACCATTTGATCCTGAATGACCTGCTCCATACGGGCGGCGGCGTTGTCGGCGAGCTTACGTCGGTCGGCGAGCACCTCGTCACGAACCGTGGCGGAGAGGTCATATATCAAAGCGGGGGTGAGTTCGAGCGGCGTTCCTGCTTCCTGTGCTTCGGCCTGAAGCTTGCGGATGCGCTTAACCGCCGTATCGGCCATCTGATCGGCTAGATCTTTAGGGATATCGACGATGGGGGTGGGCTCAATGCGCCAGAGTTGCTCGCGGTCAGTAGTGAGGATTTCTTTCATCCACGCTTCTGCGGCTCGCGTTTTGACGCCTGTCAGCCCCATGAAGATTTCTGACCCGCCAAAGTCCCGGATCTGCTGGAGCTTGTTCTGGGAGTACTTCCCCTGAACGCGTTCCTCGCAATCAATCAAGGCGTCATCGATGCCCTCGGACTGGCGGTGGTCTTGGTTCTCTTGCACGATGGCCATGAAAAAGCCGACCAGCGGATCAATGACTTCCGGCTTGTCGGCTTCTAGGATCGCGGCTATCTCTTCAGAATGTGCCCCTTCAATAGCGGCAGGACTCGCGACGTTTAATAGATATCCCGATTGATTCGGGACTTTAGTGTCAGTTATTCCGGTCTGCTCGCTATTTGGAGGCATAAATTTTGTCCCGCTAATTTAATAGCAGTTGGTCAATGTCGGCACCGTGGCACAGCTCCGCTGAGTTGTCAAGCGGTTATGTCCACCCACCTGAGTTGCTCCCGACCACGGTGCGCTTCCTCTGCACCTCGTGTCCCTCAAACGCCTTGTTCTTCGCTTGGAGCTGAAACCCGTTGAGGTACAGACAGGCGTATTGAAGCGCGTCATGGATGTGGGAGAAGTCGTTCTTTTCCGGCGAGTCTGAGAACTTCGTTCCGGCGGCGGTCTTCATCTTGCGATAGTGATACCCCGAAGCAAACCCTTCGCGAAGCGTCGTACAGCCCGGATCGATCTGAAATCCCGGCTTGCCTTCGACGTTCGTCACCAGAAAGCTCACCACAGCTTCGATTCGCGCATTGGGCGAGTTCGTGATGGCAGGCTGGTAGTTGAAGCCGTTATCGCGGAGAATGCGCTCACACGTCATCTCAGTGGCCTCATTGCCGTAGGACCCCGACGGATCGCCCGTAACGATGATATCCATGCCCCGGTACTCCTTCATGAGCATCGGACGCACCTTCTCGGGCAGGAACGACTGCAGTCCCATTCCTTCGGCCATCAGCTCCTTGAGAACGCGCACCTGCCCCTTGGGGTCCATTTGGACCACCACACAGGCCGGAGTACGCCCGTAGTCAAACGAGAGCATGATCGGCAACCCACGGATCACCTCGATGGGTTTCTTGGCGCAATGGAACGAATCGGAGTATTCTTGGTACACGGGCTTGCCGTACGCCACCATACCGTATTCGCCCTGAATGAACACTTTCACCCAGTCCATCGACTTACCAGCGGCCATATTCAAATAATAATCAAACCCCAATACGTGGTTGCGGACGTTCTCCGCCGCGTCGATTCCGGGAACCTGCCCCGTATTCGGTACGTAGACTGGCGGTATCGCTTCGCCATCGCGCTCACATCCGGTGCCCATCTTGAGCAACAGCGCAGGCGGCTGGCGGAAAAATGCGTACTTATCCGGCTTGGTGACCTCATCGAGCTCCTGCCACCAGTGTCCGATAGGCGGCGGGTTGGTATCCATGATCACGCCCGTCCAGTTGAATCCCCCATCCTTCTTGGACGGAAAGCGCCCTACACGAGAGGTAGCGACTTCAAGGACTTCCGGTGCGATCTCGGATGCTTCGTTGAGGAACGCGCCCGTAAGTTCGAGTGATTTGAGCTTTCCAACATCTGCCTCCGTATCCAGCGCGAGGAAGATGACCTCCATCCAAATCCGTGTCCCATCGGGAAGCTCTTGGTCCAGCATGGCTTTAAGGACCGGAGATCGCTTAATGGGACATATTGCTTCGGGCATCCAGTCGATCCATGTATTGAGGGTGGTTGAAATAAGCTCAGGGTAAGTATTACGCACAAAAGCCCAGCGGGACCTGCGTACTCCTTGTTTATTCGGGATCTGTTCTCTGGCACGGGATAACGCCTCCATGATGCATGCTACGGACTTACCCGAACCGAAGGGGCCCATTACCCCACGGACGAAAGCGTCGCTCGCATGGAACGCCGCCGCCGTTGGCTCGGGGACATAGTCTGTCAGTTGAATCTTGTCGTAATCAATTGCGGCCATATTATCCCGCCACCATCGGGGTGAATCCTTTTAACCGCAGGATTTCCTTCTCCAAGTCCCGACGGCGTTGCTCTGCTACGATAACCCGGTTATGCAGGTATCTGGCCCTCGACATAACCTGAGCGCCCGTCATCTTCATATATTCCTGCTCGTTAAACTCTCCGATACTCATACTTCCTCCACATCTGTCGCGACCTGCTCTTCAGCCAGCCGACGGAGATCATACCCAACGCCGTCAGGTGAGATCTCCGCCTTGAACCGCCGTCCGCCAAGTGCACGGGAACAGAGTGATGACTGCACTTCCTTGATAAAATCCTCGTCGATGAAGATCTCTTCGTCGATCGCCAGCATCATAACCTGCTCAACGAGCATGTGTCCCATTTCAGTTTTCATGGTTAATATCCTTGGTCGTCTTCGCCGTAGTTATAATCGTCGTCTTCTTCCATTATATCGCATCCTTTGGGCGGCGTTGGATGATGAATCCGAACGCGTGGGGCTGATCATAGATGCGGAAATCAAGTCCACCGCCTCGCGCTTCGGGCATGGAATAGATCACCGCCGTAGCGATCGCGAGCTTCGCGTCGCACTCAATCTTATCTCCGGGCTTCATCGCCTCGACTTCTTCTCGTACTGCTTTGAACTCAGGGTTTGTCATATCGAACATTATATCACCTTCCATTTCAGGCTTAAGCCCAAGGTTGACTCAATCGTGCACACCGCACGGTTTACCAGCGTATCAAGGCGGCGGGAGAAGCCCTCCTCCTCAAGTTCGTTGTAGACGTTGATCGTTACAGCGCCGCCCTTATCCGCGAGATTCCACATGTAGGCGTGGCGGATCTCGTGCTGGAGCGTCTCAATCTCAAGCTTTTCCCGGTTGATGAGGATGATCGAAAAGCGGTAATGCGTGACGTCGTCCTCCATATTGAACGTGATTCCCCGCGCTTCGGTCATTTCCTCATGGCCGAGGAGCGCCGCTTCAACCCGCAAATCATTGAGGTTATCAAGCACCTTCACCGTTGCGACGGGTCGCGTT